TTCAGGCGCTCAACCGCCTCTGGGATGACATCGAACCCTTGCGTACTGAACCCGGCCTCGCGCGCACGTCGCACGAACGCTCCGGTAGCGGCGCCGATGTCGAGAACGGACGCACCGGATGCGTGGCGAAGCAACATCGCAACGCGCCCGTTGTTCAGCGCATCGGCAATCGGACCACGTGCGTAGGCGTCATAGTTCGCCAAGTACGCAGCATCGTAGACCTTGCGCCCCTTCGTCATGTCGCGCTGGTAGGCAACGCCTCGGTGCTGACACAGCATCAGGTCGCCATCCGCCGCGCAGTCGAATCTCTTGATCAGGCGGTCCACAGCGCCCCAGCGCGCGCGGCGTGCGATGCGCACATCTTGGCCCGCGTTTCGGCGCTGGCTTTAGTGCCGAGTCGAGCAGCCCTAACCTTTTCCTTCGCTTCTATGGTGTGCTTGCGCCCGGTGCTCGCGATGCGCTTTTTCTCCCTCGTCGCCGCGCTGACTTCTTTCCCGAACATGGGATTCTTATCGCCAAGCTTGGCAGCTCTGATGTTTGCCCTGCTCTCCGGACTGTGCTTGTAACCACGAAGGCACGCCGCCGTCTTCGCCATTTGCTCCGAGGTGGCCCGGTCGCGCGCAGATTTGCTCATCTTTAATCGAGTTTCTATGGTGTGCGAGCGCCCAAGCCGAGCGGCGCGTTGTGCCTTCCTAGCGATCGCGTATTGCCATGACGTCAAGGTTCGTCCACCAACCTCTCCAAGAAAGAACGATAGCGCGTGTAGCATCTTGCGTCGGTGTGCTCCGGTTGTGAACTTCGTCAGCAACCAGTGAGCTAGGAAGTGTTCCCGATAGGTCAGCGCCACTATCTCGCCAGCGGCCCCGCCAAGTGACCGTGGGACAACGTGGTGCCGCTCTACATCGCAACCGAGTACCCGTCCGCGAGCGCGATCCATCAGCCGCAAATAGCATCGGCGATATTTGTTGCTGAGGAATGTCACGCTTGCCACAGCGCAAGCTTCCCTTGTGTGACTACGCCGCGTCCTACGCCACCCAGCCTTGCTACCAGCTGAACCACCGAAGGCTGCGCTGCCCAGTGCTCGTGCATCAGAACTCGCCCGGCGCGGCGCACGAGCGCGAAGTCTGATTCCGTGTCCCGCGCATGATCTCCATCCAAGTAGGCGGCATCGAACTGCAGCGCATCAATCACCGCAGCCTTCGCGGCATTGTCTTTTACGACGTGGAATTCGATGTTCCCCACACCGAGTAGAGCGACGACCTCGTGACGGAGTAACGTATCAACGATGTCCACTGTCACGACGTGCCGGAAGTAACGCGCGAGCACGACTGCTGTCAGTGCGTTCAGCGTTCCGATCTCAATGCACGCGTCCCCCTTGAATCCGCGCGCGACGATGAACTTCTCGAAACCTTCCAGCACCGATGACCGGCGGAAGACCGCAGGCCCAAACCGCTCAAACACCGCCATCAGTTGACGGTCATTGAGCAAGCACCAGAAGCGCTCATAGAACAGCTTTTCCTCGTCCAAGCTGTTCATGCCGCCGCCCACAAGGCGAACGCCCCCATGATCTTTATTTCGTGAGAGGGTAGTTCGCGCACCAAGTTCCTGACGTGTTGCTTGTTGGGCCGTCCGCTCGTGTCGTAGTCGTGGAACAGTACGCGGCTGCAACGTTTCACCAGTGCGAAGTCGTTGCACACCGACAAAGAATCGTGCGCCCCATCTATGAACGCGAAGTCGAAGTCCAGCGGCGCGATCACCCTTGCCTTCTCGGCGTCGTCTGTCACCTGGATAAACTCGACGTTGTGCAGGCCGAGCGACGCCCAGAACTCAGCGCGGTTAAATCCCCCTTCCATCTCGACTTTCCCATGACGCAGATCGATGGTGATGACACGTTCGCAGTGCTGCGCCATCGCCGCTGCGGCGCATCCGCGGTATGTGCCTATCTCTATCGCGGTCCGGTATCCCCGTCCCGCCATTGCCACCTCGAACACTCCGGCACCGTCACCGATTCGCAGCGCAGAGAGCCGCAGCGTGCCCTCGCCGTGCAACGAGATAATCCGATCTCGAATGCTCACGCCAGCAGTTCCGAGAGCTTCCGATCAAATTCCAGCGGGAAGCGACTGGCATTTTCTTTAAGCCAAGCGCGCTCCAGGTCCGGGCGGTGCCTGATCGGGTCATCCGGGTTCTTCGCCCTCCACTTCTCGTCCACGTTGTGCAGGCCCGAGTTGAAGAAATCGAACCCGGTCAAGTAGACCTCTGCCGGGTCACACGACAGCACGTCGAGGATGGCCGCGAATCCCGTCGTCGGCTGGTGCTTTCCGAGCAGCTCGAACTTCGAGAGGAACCGCGCGTCGTCCGGCATGAACGTCGGGCAGAACCACCAGCCCGCCCTCTGCCGGTAGATGTAGCGGTAGTCCACGCCCTCGTGCTTGCCACGCTGCTCGTGCCATGCGCTCGACAGCGGCTTTGAATTCGGCAGCTTGCACATACACAACCGAACGGTCTGCAGCTCGGCGTGCGTCTTGCGAATCGAGCTTCCAAAGAACGAGTAGAAAACGTCCGTCCTGAACCCTTGCGCCTCGCCCACCTTGAAGTTGTTGACCCGCACGACGACCTCGTGCGAGTCGATGAAATCGAGCTTGTTGTGCAGCACCGAGGGCGCACTGCCAACCACTGCCACGCGCTTACCGCGCAGGTAGTTCTGCACTTCGGCGAAGGTGATGAAGTCAGCCAAGGCGCGCCCTGAATTCCACCGCCGCCCGCTCGATCGCCTCGCGCCCGGCGTCGTCGCGCACGTAGGCAGACGAGGGCTTCGAGAGCAGCTTCGCCGGCGTCATGCAGGCGATGAACGGGTGCGGAGACTTCTCAATCGCATGCGACCACAGCACCAGCACTGGCTTGTTGAACACCTCCCCAAGTGGAATCGCGAACGAGCACTGGCCGATGACCCCAGCGGCGATCTGCACCAGGTCCAGGACATCAGCAACGCTCGTCGCATCCGACAGGTCGAGCTCGCACTCGATCGGGTAGAGCGCCCTGCCCTTGCCGATCCTCACCGTCAGGCAATCCGGCAGGCAGGAGAGCAGGTAATCGAAGACCTTGCGCTCCGGCAGCAGAGACCGCCCGAAGCCGTCGATGCGGTTCATGGGCTCGCGCCCGCCGTTCACCAGCACCACGGGGCGGCCCTTCGCTTCCGCGGTGACGTGCTCCACCAGCACACCCGGCGTGCGGTTCCACGTGAAACAAAAAGCCGTTTGTATTCCAGCACTTCGGCACACGTCCTGCCACTGCGTAGTCCTCGGGTTGTGCTTGCCGTTCGTGTAGTGCGCGATGACGTGCGCGCCGTTCTTGCTGAACGGCTCGACCTCAACCCCCGAGCCTATGAACACGTCGCGGTAGTCGGTCATGGCGACAACGCGATAGCCGAGCCCCGCGAAGTGCTCGGCTATCGGCCGCACGTAGAGCGCATCCCCGAATCCACGACCGCCCCGGATGCGCTTCGCCATGCGCGGGTCGATGACTTCGCCGGTTACTGCGTCGCGACGCATAGCGCCTGCTCAAGCGACATCTTCTCGAACAACCCGATGCTCGACTGCAGCGAGCAGTTGATAATGCGCACACCCGTCGCCCGGATGGCGTGCTGCCCATCTGTCCACGCGCGCGCGTAACTCTGCCATGCGCCAGCCTGCGTGGTCTCCGGGTGTCCGCCGTGCCAGTGCGTCCTGCCGTCCAAGGCCTTGCCATCGAATCCGAGCAGCAGCACGTTCGAGGCGCCCGCCAGGATCGCCACGTTCAACGCCTGATACCCAGATTGCCTGCCGGTCACGATGTATTGCGGATCGAGCGAGATCCCGGACCCATGCTTGTTGCCGTTCTTGTTCTTCAGCACGTGCGTGGCCTCGTCCGTGATCCTGTTCTGCTGCGTGGCGATGCTGCACTTCTGGCCGGCGAACGACTTGAACAACAGGGCGACCTGCACTGCGTTCAGCCCGAGGGCGGGCTTCGGGATGCCCTGCCGATGCCATTCGTGCCACTTCGCGTCCGCGGCATAGAGCACATCCGACCACGGCGCGCACAGATAGGCGTCATTCACCGCAATGCACTGTAGGCGCCCAGCCACGTGTGCCTGGCGCACCGTCTCAACCTGCTCCATCGTGAGCGACGGACCGCCGCCGAGAATGGCGACCGTGCGCCCCTTCCACTCCGGCACTACTTCGCTGAACCGGCTATCAGGCAGCCGCCGGAGGATCACGCCATGCCCAAGTTCGCGGATTCTGTGTCCAGCAGGTTCTCGGCCGCCCGCATCAGCAGCGGCACCTGCTTGTCGTCCAGGTTGTAAAGCGCATGGGCGTGCAGCCGTAGCGCCTGCAGGAAGATTTCCGGCACCGTGCCGACGAACGGGCTCGCACTGGTGTCGATGTACCCCGCCCGAAACTCAATCCGCAGCGGCCCCGCGAGGCTCCCGGTCAGAGCCAGCACCGAGGGCCACTTGGAATCGGCCTCGCGCAGTTCGTAGGTTGCCGAGTCCACCACCGTTTCCGTTCCGTCGCTCGCCACCGTGGCGATGCGCGTGATCGCCAGTACCGGCGAGCGCCGCAGCATGATCCGACCGTCGCGCAGAGCCTCATACGGCCCCCTGTAGTAGCCGCTCACCGTGTCCGAGTCCACGTTCCGAAAGATCGCGTTCGCGTCCCCGATGTTCAACCGCCACTTCTGATCCACCAGCGCCCTGCCCGTGTAGTGCTCGGCCCATAGCCGCGCAACCGTGATCAGGCCGTCCAGGCGCTCAAGAGACGCTTCTGCCGCACTCGTGAACTCC